TTCCATCAAAATACATTGACTTAGTATCCGCAAACTTAACCTGAGTCGTTGAACCAGTAGTGTTTCCGACAAGCTGTAGATTACTGGTTTGTGATTTATCAATAATAGAAGCGTCTGTTCCGCTAAGTAGTAAACCAGTACCACTAGTTGCTGTTAGCGGTACTGTTGGTGGTGTAAAGTTTGCGGTATATAAAGCAGTTCCCTTTACAGTTTTTAAATCGGATATATACCCTTGCCCATAATTTGGTGTTATTCTGTATCCAACCGTAATAGTATGTTGTCCAAAGCCGTAACTGGTAAGAGCTGTATCGGTTGTGGAGGCTTCTTCTACGCCATTGACATATATTCTTACTGATGTTGAATCTCTAACTAAAACGACATGATTCCACTGATTTTTAGGAGCAACATTCGAACTTGTAACTATGGAGCCTCCTCCAGCATGTCTAGCAAAACTAACTGAACCGTTAGTGGCTTGAATGCCAAAGAATGCTCGGCTCGTATCTGTTGTTGTTAGAACAGGAGCGTTTTGCCAAATACTAAAGTAATCCGTTCCTGTATTATAGACCCATGCTTCAATAGTAAAATCTCCAGTACCAAAATCTAATGCGGCATCATTGGTAATAGTTAATAAATCCCCAGTCCCATCAAAATAAACAGACCCGCCATGATCTGCTGCTTCGTATTCATTGTAATCATAAGGGCCGAATGGTTTTGTTGAAGTATTACCGTTTATTGTGATTGAGTGACCATTGGAAGAGCCATCAGCTATATATGGAAGGTGGCAGGTAAGTAGAGAAGTGTTTGTTACTGCAGTAAGGCGTTCAGTTGGTGGGGTGAATGCGGATGTGTAAAGAGCGGCTCCATTAACAATACGATAATCAGAAATATACCCCGCTAAATTTCGTCCATAATAAAGGTCTGCACCAATACCAAGATTGGCACTACTGTTGGCTAGTGTGATAGAGGATGTTCTATTTGCTTGTGACGTCCCATTAACATATAAATTCCAACTAGACCCAGACCTAACCACAGCAATATGGGTCCAATTATTATCGGAAGAATGGACATCGCCAGTAATAAGTATCGGCGCACTGACGCTGTATTCATACACATAAAATGCTATGTCCCCAGTAACAGTGTGGTTCAACATCAACGACCAGTTACCGCTGCTAAACACTGTAGTCCCTTTTGCTGTCAGTGTTGCATATTGATCAGTGTCAGAACCTTTATACCACATTTCTAAGGTAAAATTGTCGGAACCAAACTCTAAACTTGCGTCATCTGCAATAGCTAAACTATCCCCAGACCCATCAAAGTAAGTACTATATCCACCATGCCGATACGGACTAAACGTACCAGCATGAACATCTCCAGTTACCGTAATCGTCTGATTGTTTGTTGAAGAATCAGTTATGTTATTGTTGTCAGATGTATCAACTGCTGTTGCTAATAAAGTTGTATATTTGCTATTTTCTATAATAGTAATAAAATTAAGTGTAAAACTTGATACACTAGGAAGAATATTAATACCGTCTGATGCTCTAAATGTAATCGACCCAGTTAATTCAACGGCTCCTCCTACTTCAGTAACAGTTTTAGGTGTGATCGTAAATACACTTGAATCTTGACTAATAGTAGCCATACTGTCCATAGATCCACTAGTTACGTAAGAGTACACAATTGGCAGACCGTCTGGATCGGATGCAGCAAGGACTATGATGGTTGCATCTTGAGGACTATCAGCATCTAATTCATAAGATGTGGAAGGTTGTCCACCAGAATCCCAAGTAGGAGTTTGATTGATTAAAGCAATCCTATACCAGCCTGTTCCGTTCCAGATGTAAAGATTACTTCCTACCAGTCTCTGATCTCCAACAGCATTACCTAAGTTAGTTAATACATCGGTATTCGAAGCTTGTTCAATCGTAGAAACATTATCTGAAAAAGTATCCGTAGACAACTTATTATCTGATCCTAATAATTTAGCAAATGATAAAGATTTACTTGGCATTACTGAGCCCTTATCTTGAGGTTACCGTTTATGAGCGACTTGATGTCCAGTCTGTTTGGAGATGGAAATTCTGCGATATAATCTGTACCAGCTACAGCTTCTCTAACTAAAGCTTCTGCATCATAGTTAATCGTGACACCGTCTGAAATAGGACTTTCGCCAGAAGCTGCATAAGGAGCAATCATCAAATCAAGAGTGTCTGCACTGTCTTGACTGAAGTGATAACCATCAGCCACTGCGTCTAATTGAGCCTTATTCATTCTATTGAACGATTGCGCACCTAAAGCTTGCTGCAGCGTGGCATGTTCGTTGTTGTTTGTACCATTGACCCAAGTTTCAGATATGGAATAACCAACAGTAGTTGAGCCTGTAGAATATTGATATACTGTTTCATAATCGCTACCAGCAATATACATTTTCTGACCGTTGTTGCCGAAACATATTCCATATGAAGTATTATCTTGTGAAGATACATCATATGATACTAATGGAGAAGATATAGAAGCTGTACTTATGTCAAAAGCAACGCTTAAATTATGTAACTCAACTTTATCATTACCAGACTGGTTAAGTATGAATAATTTAGTACCATCGCTACTAAAGGCAAAGCTTTCACTATATGCTGTAAAAGTATATGCATCAACATAAGTTAAATTAGTTATGTCCCATGCTGTAGAAAGAGTATATTCGTGAATTTTATATCCATTTCTATCAATGGAAAACATTTTAGTCCCGTCATTATTAAAGTTAAAATCAAAAACAGTTGTTTGAGCGTTGCTACTAACAGTGGTTAAAGCAGTGCTGGTTGTTCCTGAGCTTGCAGTTGAAAGATCATAAGCAGTACTAAGATCAAAACTTTCAACTTTATATGTATTACCATCACAAATAAATACTTTGTGACCGGTAGAAGAAAATCTACATGATGTAGGAACAGTTCCATGAGGGTCAATTTTATTTACATAAGAAGCTGTACTTACATCAAAAGCGGTTGAAAGGGTATAATAATGCAAATCATCAGAAGTTGAACCAGTTATAATTAAATGTTGACCATCACTACTAATATCTACTCCTCGTAGAAATGTTTCATATCCACTAGCATTCAAACTTTTACTATCGTAAGATGCATTTGCAATATCAAATCCTACTGTAACAGTTGTTCCAGAATCATTGTTATACTGCCAAGTTCCAGAGTTATTTCTTGCAATCTTTCTTACACCGTCTGATGCTTTAGCTACACCCCAGCTTGTTCTATTGTCCGTTGAAACAGCATAGAAAATATCGCCGTCATTTTTGGTTTCATCTGCAGTCATGGAGTTAATATCTAGCCAAGTAGACGAGTTGATCTGACCGTTAGATGAATTTGTAAGAGCTGGAGAGTATTGATTATAAGGTACTTTTGCAAGTTCACCAATATCATATTCATGATAAAAGTTTTGAGAAGTAGAACCAGATTTCAAATAAGCTTTTAATCCATTTTGAATTACAAACGCTCCATTACCATAACCAGTACCACCAGGTGGTGAATAGTCTGTAAAAGTAGCAGTAGTTAAATCATAAGGTGTACTTAATTCTATTAATACAAACTCAGGAGATGAAGGTACGCTGTTAACAAAAACTATTTTGGTCCCATCGGAATTAATTTGCCCTGCACCTGTAATTCTAGCAGCGCCATTACTTGTAACATTACTCATATCTATATATTGATTGGTATCTGGAGCAGTTCCGGCTGTTGATAAATCCCAGGCAGTTGAAAGAGTCATTCTTACTAAATGTAAAACTCCATTTGCGTCAATATTAAAGTTTACTGTGCAAAGAAACATTTTAGTTCCATCTTGAGAGAAAAAAATTCCTTTCGGAACTCTCAGATAAGCATTAGTAACTGTTTTCTTAGTAGCAAGAGACATAGTGTTGACTGCCCATGCAGTGGACATATTATACTGAAGAATGGCGCTATTAGTATAGTCAGGATCTGTAAAATACAGTTTTGTTCCATCAGGACTTATGAAAATACCACCGTATTGGACCATACTTGGATCAGTATTAATATTACCTTGAACTGCACCGGTTGAAGTTACTGTACTAATATCATAAGCAGTTGTAAGAGGTACAGAATATATGTATCTACCTAAATTCTGCGCCCCACCATAATTGATGAAAAATTGTGTTCCATCAGGTTTCATGTAAGCACCATTTGTTTGACTGGAGGTATATTCATTACCTGTTACAGCCCGCATTATAGGACCTATTTCTCCAGTGCGGCCCGTGTCCGAAGCTCCGGATACATTAAATGCACCAGATGCAGATGCAGTTAAAGATATACCAGTCCCATCAGACTTACCTTCAGCACCAAATAACTGCCAAGAAGAAATTGTAGAAGTATCTGCAAAGGCAGTGACCGATTTATATGCACCAGCAGTAGAAGTAATTACCGCAGTACCAGAGTTACCTACAACTTTTTTGCCTACGTCAGATGAATTGAAAGCAGTCGAAGAGCTTGTACTGTAGCGGATGAGCTCGGCGTCACTAATTTTAGCAAGATACATCTTTTGCCCGGAATTACTAAATGTCATTCCCCTGCCATTTGTTTGTGCAAGGCTAATATTTGAGTAAGATGCTGAGCTTACATCCCAAGCTTGAGTTAAGCCGTACTCATAAATATATCCGGTTTGCGAGCCCAATATAAACATACGTGTACCATCGTCAGTAAATGCTAAATCATTAACAATTGTATCTTGTGAAGAAATATCAAATGCATGAACATATGATAAAGTTGTAATATCCCATGCTGTTGAAAGAGTATATTCATGAACTTTATTGTTAGCTTCATCACAACTAAACATTTTTGTCCCATCTGAACTAAAATGAATACCATTAAAGTCAGCTTGAGCGTTACCACTAAGTGTGGTCAGATTTCCACTACTTTGAAATGCACCTGCTGTAGAAGCATCATAATTAGTACTAAGAGGTATTTCATACACATCATCGGCTTGATTTCGAGACACAAAAATTTTATGACCTGTTGAACTAAATCTACAACCATATGGATTTGAATTAATAGTCGAAGTTGTGCCACCGTGTGTAGCTGAACTAAGATCAAAAGGCGTGCTCAACGTATAATAGTCTAAGGCATCATCTGTGGCACCTACAACTATTAGCTTTGTACCATCTGGGCTTATGTCAAGACCTTGTGGGCTAGTTTCCTGAGAACTTGGATCAAAACTATCTGAGTCTAATGAAGCGTTTGCAATAACATATCCTGAAACAACTGGATTACTACTCGTAAAAGTACCATCACCAGTTGCACTTGGTGTTAAACTAATCGATGAATAAGAAATTGGTTTTTCATCAAAGAACTCGTAATTAGTTGCATTAGCATTAACGTCCCAGTTGCCTTTGCTACTTATACCCGGTTGAGAAACCTCTTTAAATACAGATATGATAGGACTAATAGTATCAATACTATCAGACATTATAAAGTTTACGGTCTGATTAGAATCAAAAGATTGAGTGAGAGTGTTTGATGAAATATTCTTTGGTGCAATATCACCGCCAGATAGGGAAGTACCGATCGTTTCAAGATCAGCAATCGCTTGAGGTAATGCGGTAGTAGGAACCTGTGTTGAAGTTCCCAGAAGCTTTGAAAGATTTCTAGCGTTTGAAGCCATGATACACTCACTCGTTATTTTCTACTATTTATACTATTTTTCAAGTTTGTCAAGTCGTGCTTCAATAGCATCAATTTTTTTAGTAATTTTAGGATATTTTTTTCTCCAAGCATCTTCAGGTTGTTCAAGCCATGTTAAACCCCATCTTTCTACAAGATAATCTAAAAATTGATCTAATTTAGCATAAGACCAAAGACCTGCTCTTGTTTCTTTAAAATAAGCTAGGAATGCAGCACCTAATAATGCTCCTGCTATTGATGTATAAATCCAGAGTGTATCTGAAAATAATCTTTCTAACATATTATCTTACTCCACTACTACTGCTTCGTCTAATTTCTTTTCTGCTTCTTGATAATATGTTTCATATGCAGCAATAATTTGTTGTTGCTGTTGCACCATTGCTCTAATATCACTAAAATTTAATGCAAGATTTTGATAGCCCTTTCCAGTAAGAGCAAATAATCCTATAGGTTGACCGGTTTCTTTTATCTTTTGTATTTCTTCTTCAAGATTGTCTTCATTTATAACAACCCATTCTACTTGTCTAATATTTAATTTATCAACTTTAGGTAAAACCAATTTAGGTTTTTCAATTGGTTTCGTTGATATTGTTATCTCCTGTATCGGCTGTTTCGTTGAGCATGCCCCTAGACTTATAATCATCATAAAGCCAAGGGCACTCGCGGTTAAAGTCTTTAGCATCTTTTGCTCCTTTTTCTATATCATTTAATTCAGCACCACTTAATAATTCAAAACATCTCCCGGCATTAACTGTACCTCTATTTACTTTAAACTCAATATCATCAGGATCTCTTACAGCCATTATTCCAAGATCAATATTAGCAAGCTTATTTGATAATAAATTATTCTGTTCTCTTATTCTTGCAAACTCGGTATTTACTCTATTCAGTTCTTCATTAGCTTTTTTAAAATCTGCTTGTAATGAAGCCATTGCTTCCTCTTGTTGTTCGGTAGCATCTTTTAGTTGTTGATTCTGAGATGAGAGTATAATAATTTTATTTTGCATATCAGTATAAGTTTTATATGCAATAAACCCTCCACCACCGATAGTACCAATAACAAATATTAAAAGATATAATTTAAGCATTGTCTTTCATAAAGCCACGGAATCTTTTAAGAATAACCGGAGGACTATCCTTTCTACGTCTTTTATCTGTTACATTAATAGCTTTAAATACTGCAGTTGGGGGCATTGCTACACTTGCTGTAGTAGTATCTTCGGTTTTTGATTTATCTTTAATTCTTTTAATTTGAGCATCAGTAGGAGCACCTTTTTCGCCCTTTTTACGCATTCTTTCACCTCGTGCTCTTTTAGCACGAATATTTGCCCATAATCCAGCATTTTCATCCATATTTTGAAGTTTAGTGCGTAGATTAATTTTTTCTTGAGAATTTAAATCTGGATGATGTTTCTTAATCATATTTGATAAATGATTAGCCGCTCTTGTTACTCTGGCTTTATTCCCTCTATAGTTATAATCCGCGGCTTGATCATCGGCATCTCTTGTCTTTTTATAAGCTTTGATAACATCTGGATGAGGTTTAATATTTTCATTAACTGATTCATATTTAAAAGAGTCTGAATAATCGGCAACTTTTTTGCCCTGTTTATTATACTGCCCCGAATCCATTACTTGTTGTTTAGCATATCCTTTAGGCTTGTAAGTATCGCCCCACTCCCAATCTCTTGTACGGGGGTTCCATTCATATACATTCCACTCCCCTTTATGACGAATATTTCCTGTTCTCAAATTCTCATCATAAAATTTTTCTATTTTAAAACGGCGGCCTGTCGGAAATTTAATTTCTATTTCTCCATCGGGACCTGCTTTTTTCCAACTAGGCGGTTTCATCGAATAAGCTCCTCTAGTGTAAGATAAACTTTTTGGCGGGTAGCAATATGTTCTGCTTCATAAATATGTAAACCAAACATTTCACCAATAGGATATGATTCCGGTAATACTCTTATTTGATCTTTTGCTTTCACTAATTCTTCAATAGTACTATTTACAACTTTATCATACTTTAAACGGTAAACACCAGGGGATAACATATAATTTTCTGATATAAACCATTGACTATCTTCATTGAGAAAATCAATTGGTGAGTAACCAGTTTCTTTTATGATTTTTTTAATTGAAGAATCTGATAAATCTAATTTTTCTTTTATAAGATATAAAGCTGCTGCATAAGAAGCAACCGAAGATTTACCACCGGGGGCTTTTGCAAGTAATTTTTTTACATTAAAAACTAATCTGTGAAAAGGTGTATATGCACTTTTCTTTTCTCTGTCATCCAATTTAACAGATTTAATTCTTTTACCTTCTTCATCAATAATACCAAGTTCAAATGCTTTTGTTTTTTCAAATGGTGTCACAAGAAGTGTTAAGAATCTAAATGTATAGATTAAATCGCCGGCGCGTTGGATCATTCCCATATTATATTTTCCTTAATGCTTCTATTACTTTTTCATCCATACTAATGCCAGTATATTGATTATTTTTAATATGACGTAGAAAAATTAAAAAAGGCTTAATTACACACCAATGTTCATCATCTAATTTATATTCTAACATTTTTAAAGATGCTTCAATATCAAATGCATTAAAAATAACTATTAAATGATTTAGTATTAATCTTTCGGATAATTTGCCACTATCTAAATATCTATTCACTAATCTTTTAACATATTTAAATCTATTTAGATCTTCATAAAATTCTTCAACATCAATACATTTTGGATTATAATAATTTTTAATTGCATATAGTGTAAAATTTTCTTCATTCAATTCATTAAAAAGTTTCATAGAGTTTTTTGTTTACTTCCCATCATTTTTAGGCATAGTCTTATCGCCTGGTGCATCATTTGTTTTTCCGCCACCAGCTTTTACACCTGCTGTATATGCGGCAAAAGTTTTTGGCAATACTCTATTTACATCTGCAAACTCTGGAGTTTCCGGATTATGCATATCTACAAAATCTTTTTCACCCTTACGAGTAGATAATTGTTTGTCATATGTATCACGTGTAGCATCATCCGATTTATGATTTGCTGTAGGTGCGGATGTTTTTGTTTTAGCATCTTCAGCTTCTTGTAATTTTTTACTTTGAAGAGCTTCAATCCAATTGTCGCGATTTACGCTTTCTTTTTTCATTTCGACTTCTTCCTTTTTATCCCAAGGAGCCTTTGGTAAAGTTGGTTTCTTTTTAGGAGGTTTAATACTTGCAATGGCCCTTTTAATATCTTTAGGCGTTAATTTTATTTTCTTTTCATCAAGTTCTAATTCTTCTGTTTTCATGCCACGCTTTTTCATATAGTCATAAGTCTTATCAGCTTTTTTGTCAGCTTTTCTTGCAGCATAATGAAGATTACTACCGACATGCCCTGCACGTTTGGCAGTATCAGTGTGTTTCTTAATTTCTGCGTCTTTATGCATATTCGTGCCCATTTCACGATCACGCCTTTGTCTGGCTTTGTCTAGCGATCTATTTTTTAAAGCAGCTGCACGTTTGGCAGCACTTCCTAATCTATTAGCCTGTGAGTCTCTTTTATCCAACGCTCTTTTAGCTAGGTCAGCAGAGATCTCATCAACTTGTGTTGATTCATTTTTCATTGAAGCTTTATATAAACTTACTGCCTGAGCATACTTTGGATTCTTCATCATACGCTTTGATTCAGCATCATCTGGATTTTGATGAATCATACGTACAGTTGGTTCATCCAACTTATGTGTTTTCATATATTTCTTATATGTATCAAACTTTTTAGGATCTACATTTCCACCAAATCTATTTCTCATTGGTGTCATGCTACGAGAGATTTCATCAATTTGTTTTTCTTCTTTTACTTCTGCACAAGTGCATGGATCACAGTTACAATCATCTCCACACGGGCAGTTACTATGTGGTACAAAATTAGTATCTTCGTTTGTACTTTCTATATAACCCTTATCTCCAGGTTTTTTACCATGATTCATTACTTTTTTACCGATGTCGGTTAAAGTTCCGTCTTTATTATACATTTGATTTACTAATTTTTTTTCTGCAGCAGTTAATTCTTTAATAGCGGATTCTTCTACAGACTCGTGCTGTTTTTCAGCTTTAATCCAGTTCTTGCCCTTTGGGTCATATGCATCATATGTGCAATTACCTTCTGTGGGTTGGCCAAACATATCACCGCAGTCTTTGCAGCACATTCCGTCCATATTACCTTCAGTAACTTTAGTTTCAACCTTAGACATGTGATAACCTTTGTTATCGCAGTGTGCGCAACCTTTTCCTTCACACTTTGGGCATGGAACTTTTTTAGATCCTGAATCTTTTTCATCGTTCCCGTCAACTTCACTAGAAGCTTCTGGTTCAGCATCTTCTTTTGCTTCTTTTTGAACTTCAGAATTAATTGCCTTTGCAGCATCTTTCTTCATTGTTACTGGATATTTTTTACCACCAAAATCAAAGTGTGATTTTCCGGCTTTATGCGCTGCTGCTGCGGCACCGTGAAATGCTGTTCTTTCGTTAGCAGGCACATCTTCGGGGATGACAAAATCATAACCTTCTAATATTTTTAAATATGCGCTGGCTAAATTTTTAAAGTTAAGTTCCATATATATATTCTCCTTACATCCAGATCTGTGTGGCTATTGCGCCAGCAGCCGCCACAATCGCGACCCAAAAAAGTTTATTAATTATAGCAACAGTATGAGCATTTTCTTCAACTGTCTTTTCGATTCTATCTAACTTTTCTGAAAACTTATTCATTCGTTCCCACGAATTTTGACGATACTCATTATAAGCATCCATTTTCTCTTCAAAACGAGCAAGTGTGACAAGAGCTTCTGCCATTTTGTCCATCTTATCCTCTATTCTGTCGAGACGCCCCTCAAGATTATCGGTCATCAGTTTCCCATCCAATTTAATAAATTTATTAGTTATATTTATAAGATTTTAACCTTTCAAAGATTTTGTTGGTGGTGTAAAGTTTGCTAAGTTTCTTGCTCTTGATAATGCCATTTCTTCGTTCCTTATAACGGCGTAATTACGAATCTGCCGGGTGAAGTTCTCATCCAATATGATATATCAGTTTCTGGGTTAGTACCTGAAAATGGATCTACACCATTTGAACCATGATCATAGTTTCCTACACCGGCTCTGTCGCCCCATTCGGGTTCGTTTATTCCTGGTAGATCAGCATCTACGTTGCTTGCTGGTGGAGTACCCATACCACTGTTTGTTATACTAGGATCTGATTTTACATATCCGGATCCACCGCCGCCGGTACCGCCGGCATAGTTGTTTCCACCACCCGGGCCTCCGCCGTAGTAGCCTCCGCCTCCGCCGCCGCCTACGCCTGTGTTAGTTCTTGCCATGTAACCACCCTGTAAAGCTGAGCCGTTGGTCTTAGCTCCACCGTATCCAGCATATGAACCTCCTTGACCTCCGCCGCCAGATTGTGTTCCAGCGCCTCCGCCGGTGGCAGAACCACCAGCCTGGCCTCCAGTACCCGAAGTTCCTCCTCCGGATCCTCCGCCATGAACTTGACCAAATCCACCACCGCCACCGCCAGCAATTAATAGTGATGCTGCGTGAGCTGAAGTCACATCAGGAAAATGTCTTCCAAGGAATATACCAGTTAAGCCACCGCCAGCTCCTCTGCCGTGTTCATGACCTCCTCCAAAATTAGCTCTTCCGGTATATCCTCCGCCACCAAATGATCCGGGAGGACCGTGTGAGTTTCTATTATCGGTTCCAAAAGCCCCACCTTCTCCAACTATAATAGTATACCACTGATCTTTTACAAAATCCATATCAGCGTATGTGTATCCACCGTAACCTGTACCAGTGGATGTGCCGAATGCCACCCAATCATCACCCTGACCAGCAAAACCATCAGAACTAGTTGATCCAGCTGCTCCCCACATTTTGAGGCGTGCAGAAAAGTTTTTCTTTGGTAAAAGATAGTACTCTCCAAACTCATTTAATATATTTACGCCGCCTGCACCATTATAGCTTGTTCCTACATTAGTCATCCCATAATCCCAAGCGGAACCATATTGTGTTCCCCAATACCCAGGACCTGCTCCACCAACTTTATAAATAGTGAAAGCTCCATATTGTATACTAAACACAAGAGATGCGGTTGTTACTCTCGCGCCGTCTGATGCTATGGCTCTAAAACTGGCGGTTTCGGTTTCATTACTTTCACCCGCCATAAAGTTAGGAGTTATGGTAAATCTACCTATACCAGCACTTTCATGAGTTACACTAGCTATTATATTATTTGAAACAGGATACTGATCATACGCATATTTAATAGGAAATCCGTCAGGATCTACTGCGTTAACATTAAGAGTTATTGCTGCAGAGTCGGCACTTAAAACTCCATCAAAATTAAGTGGCGATGACATTGAGCGTGGAGTACTAACTGCTGTTCCATTACTATCCCATATAGGTGCTCCGTCTACACCAGATAAGATTCTATCCCATTCTGTGCCATCCCAAACATGAACAGTTTTCTTGGCCTCATTAAATTTAAGATTCCCAGTTGAGTTACCGGTTGTAGGTAAAGCCGCGTCATTAGCTACAGGGGAAGCGCCGCTTACACCTTCCGGTATCGATGATACAGGTATAGTAGACTCAGTCCTAGAAGTGTTTCCAAGTAAGTTTGCTAAGTTTCTTGCTCTAGTTGCCATTTTTTATTCCCTAAGTATTAACATCTTGATAGTTATCAAAATTAATATTTGAAGCGGTAACACTATTTAAATCTTTCATATGACCATAGACTCCATTAGCTATGTTAGTATCATTTGCTTTAATATCCACACCTGCATTACTATACGTATCATAAGTCCATCCATCCAAATCAATACTGGTACCCTGAGTACCTAAGAATGTAGCACTGGAATGATAACCACCCTGAAAAGCACAATCTATAATTCTAACTGCTGCATCAGAACCAGAGTAAGGGGCTATCCAATTTCCATAATTTAAGAAAGTACAGTGCTTAAATGATCGTCTATATGCAGAACTAGCAGTATTATCATAGTGCCATGATACATTACCTCCATTCAAATCAATAATACAATTTAACATGGTGCCACCACCACTTGCGGGACTCATACAAAGTGAACATTCATAGTTTGTGTTACTAGTCCGGTGACGATGATATGTCAAGTTGAATGCAAACTGTCTATATGTTTCGGTTCCAGTCGCACCAGATGAAGAACTAGCAAATATAGCATGATCTCTTGTAGCAACGTTTCCGTCGTGGTCGTGCCATATGAAAATATTATCTGGTTCTAATCCACCTCCAACAAATGCAAATGCTTTATTAGCCCACATATTACTATTAGCTCCAGCACTTCCTATATACTTAAAGTGACCGTAATTAGATCCTGGTGCTTTCTGTAAAAATATAACGTCTCCAGAATTCACAGTAGTGTCAACTAAGCTTGTAAGATCTGTTGCATTAATTTCATCTGTGCCGCCTTGAATATAACGTATTGTACCACCTGTAGCAGTACTATAAAGAGCTGCAAAGGCATTTGCAGGACCATACTCTAAACTAAATTGTATTACATCTGATATTGTTCTTACTCCATCCGATGCTCTTAATCTCATATTAAAATCGCCCGGATTGTGTGAAGAATCTGAAATATTAGGTGTAACTACATACCTACCTACACTAGTTCCCGCCGGCTGTGTAATACTAAAAAGTTGACTCGGATTTGCTGGAAAAACATCATAAGCATAAGTAATAGGAAATCCTTCAGGATCTATTGCGGTTACCGTAAAATCTAGTGCCGCTGAGTCATTTGATAGCATTGAATCAAATGTTTTTAATGATGTTGTATTGGGTCTTGACAAATAAGCACCTGTACTCGAATCATACCAAACTGGAGAACCATCGGTACCAGATAAGATTCTATCCCACTCAGTTCCATCCCAAACATGAACTGTTTTCTTAGCTTCATTAAATTTAAGATCACCTGTTGAGTTACCAGCAGTTGGTAAAGCTGCATCATTAGCTACAGGAGTAGCACCGCCGCTTACTCCTAGGTCTTCAGTAATCTCATTAGTTTTTATGTCTGATAATCTTGCCATATTTTACCTACTTATCCGTTAATATCCAACCGCGAGTTGCGTTATAATAGACTAGCTCAATATTTGCATCATTTATATCTATTATGAAATCTGAATCACTACCTATAATTTTATTGGATGATGAAATAGTAATATTATTAGTAGCTGCTGTTCCATCACCGTCAACTATTCTTATTTCATTTCCTAAAGAAGGTGATGACGGAAGATTAATAGTTTTCGGTGATGAAGTGTTAACAATTAATTTAGAGTTTGAAGGCGCGGTAAACGGTGTAGTAGTAACAATCTGCCAACTAACGCTACTTGGTTCAATAACATTAACATTAAATTGTTTTGTATAATCATATACGATAATTTCAAATCCTGCGGAAGCTGGATCTGTTAACGTTATTGAAGTTCCATTCGAAGCGGTATAGTCTGTAGTGGGCGTAAGTAAGATACCATTTAAGAATACTTGAACTTGATCAGCCGTATAGGAAAGTGTTCCACCATCGGCGTCTGTTCCACTAAATACCGTTTGGTTTGCGGTTGCAACAAATCTATAACGATCAACCGTAGAAGTAGCACCATATTGCGGTATTCTTGCTGTAACATAGGCTGAATCAATTGTACTTAAAACAGTATTAAAATACTTATCAAAATTATTTACTACTATTTCAAAATTAGAATCCGTAGGTTCATTTAAGGTAATTGTATTACCGCCGGATGTTGTAAAATCTCCACCTTGATATAAATTTACACCATTCATAAACACTAGAATGTTATCAGAATCAAATGATAAAGTATTTCCTACATCGTCGGTTCCAGTAAATACTGTTTGTGGTCCGGTTGTTGTAAATTTAAATTTATTAATATTTGTAGTGGTTGAATAATTTGGTATTCTGGCTATAACATATGATGAGTCTACAACGGATGTTGCTAAATCTACCGTAAACTTTGTTTCAAAACTATTAATAATTATTTCATTACCAGCACCAATTGAATCAAGAAGTGTTATTGAATTTCCTGCTGATGTAGTATAATCTTGTGTTTGAGTAAGAAGAATACCGTTTAAATGTACTTGAACTCCAGCATCTGTAAAAGATAATGCATTACCGTTAATATCATTACCTGTATATATTGCTTGACCTTCCGTTGATACATATCTATAATTATCAAATGATCTTCCGCCGCCATATATTTCTCCAATTCTCTGAGAAATATAAGCTGAATCAACTTGTGATTGAAGAACACCATCATTAAGAACTTCTAGTATTGTATCTGAACCAACAAGTAACTGTGATCTAATAGAAATGTTTTGTATTACTACATCTTGATCTATAGGAAGTGGCGGTGTCATTGTAATGGTGTTACCACCAGAGGTAGTATAATCAGCACCCTTTTCTAAAAATATACCGTTTAAGAATACATTAACATTTTGACTGTCAAATGATAATATATTACCTGCAGAATCAGCTCCGGTAAATATAGATTGATTAGAATCCGAAGTAAACTTAAATCTTGTAACAGTATTTGTTATAGGATAAATTCCATTGATTCTACTTGTTATATAATTTGAGTCAACAATATCGGTTGAAACAAAGACATCACTAATTCTACTCGTTATGAAGTTAGAATCAATTATTTCTTGCATATCAATAGAATCAAGACCTGAGGAACGATATAGATTAGAGAATGTGTTTATATAAATCTGATCTCCAGCACCTGCAGAGTCTACAAGGGTAAGAGTATTAGTTGAAGCATTGGTTGTATAATCTGTTCCTTGAATTAGAAGAACACCGTTTACTGATACTAATACATTTTTATTATCTTGAGTAAACTGTAATAAATTACCGTTTGCGTCATTACCACTAAATGTTAATTGACCATCAGTTGCTGTATAGAAGAAATTTTCTACTGATCCTCTTGCAGGATAAGATACCGAAACTCTGCTTGTGATATAACTTGAATCAAAGTAGGATGCTAAATTATCAGTACTTGTAGGATCAAATGATACGATTGAAATCTCATCACCGATTGCAGCATTAAATGTAAGCGTAAGCGTATTTTCGTTTGATAAACTATAATCGGCACTACGTTGTAGTAAAACACCGTTTAAGTATGCTGAAATATTATTACCGGTAAACTGTAATGAATTTCCGTTATCATCAGCACCACTAAATGCCGTCTGACCAGAATCAGCAGTATATGCATATGTGTTTATACCGCCAGACACAAGAGCAGAAGAAGATTTTACATCAATATTTTGAATTATAACATCTTGATTTATATCAAGAGCAGGCGTAAATGTAATAGTGTTGTTTCCAGTCGTGGTATAATCAAGTCCTTTTTGTAGAAAAATACCATTTAAGAAAACATTAACATTTATTGGATCAAAAGATAAAGTATTACCTGCACTATCTAATCCAGTGAATATAGATTGACCAGAATCAGATGTAAATTTAAATGTATCAACACCGCCATCTACACTAAATGCAGGTACGGAGCTAGCACCACCAGACTGTCTTGCTTGAACATAAGCTGAGTCTATAGTACTAGTAATAAGAGATATTGTTTGAGCTGAATCTACTGTACCACTTCCACCGCCCCCAGTATTCGTAGACGGTTGAAATGTTAGAACACCGGTAGTATTATCATATGATAAAGTACCTCCGCCAGATGCGGATCCTGTAGTAACAGATATACCGGCTCTTGCTTCAGCTAAACTGATACCAGATCCACCGCCAGACTGTCTTGCTTGAACATAGGCCGAGTCAACGTCTGCTAGTATAATTGCTGAGACTGTTGCCGAATCAGTTCCTCCAGAACCACCACCGCTTATAACAAGATCGCCAGAACCGAGAAGAGTGTTACCATTAATAGTTTTAATATTGGTTCCAGATACTAATGTAGCTTGAGCATCAGTGATACCATAACCAGATATTGTTGTTGGTGTTGAAGTAATTGTTGACCAAGCATAAGTTGTTGGTGCACCCGTTAACGATGAGTACTGGCCATCAAACGCATCGGTGATACCATATCCGGAAATCGTTGTAGGAGTACCAGATAAAGAACTAAATGCTCCATCAAACGCATCGGTGATACCGTAACCAGAAATAGTTGTTGGAGTACCTGTGAGACTAGACCATTGTCCGTCAAAAATAGATCCAGCAGGTGATGAACCACCCATACCAGAATGATTAGTACAGTAGTAGTGTAGAGGTGGTGTGCCAGCAGTAACAGCAATCTCGGTATATGCTCCAGCAGAGCCTGGAGTTCCGACTACAGTTACACCCGTAGAATACGTGGCACTTGGACTGTTATTTGCATTTGTAGAAAATCTTAAAGGGTGACCAGAGTTTGATGCGTCTGATTGATCAAACCTATATGTTCTGCCTGGTTGAAGATGTAAATAAGGACTTACTACTCCTTCAAAATGGTACTTATTTCCAGTTCCATATTCGTTAGTGCCGCTTGCTACAGTGACTGTAATATCATGTCTAATTGCAAGCTTGGTTGCTATATTAGCAGTCACTGTATTTGCAAAATTTGAGTCATCATTTAATGCGGCAGAAAGTTCATCAAGTGTATTAAGTTGCCCCGGTGCGCCATTGACAAGAGCATTTATTGCAGAGTCAATCATTGGATTGACTACAGCTTCTACTCTTATATCTGTATAATATAAATTAGAACCTTCAGAAATGTCTGTTGTTGATTTAGTTGATAATCTAACATCAAATGCTGAATCATCTCTTGCAAGTGTATAATATAAATTAGAACCTTCAGAAAGATCATCCGTCGACATTGCAGACAGATCAATTTTTACTTTATCACCATTTAAATTAGTAAAGCTAGGCTGTCCACCAGAATCTTTAAGAGTAACACTACCGAGAATTAGTGAACTACCTGATAGATACAAATCTTTCCACTTCTTTGAAGCAGAACCTAAATCACGACCTTCATCGGAATCTGGTATTAGATTTCCATTGCCTGCTGCAAGCTTGGAAAATAAACTGGCCTTACTCATTTAATATTCCTTAATTGTCTACTTTAGCGCCTGCTCTCCATTGATAGCAGCTCCAATATCTTGCTTTCCATTTTGGTCCAGGATTGTCACAGTTATGTCTGGCACGGAAGGAAGCCCTTCGTGCTGGATCGTCTCTTTTGATTTCCATGTTAGGGTCACCAAAACCAACCCTAACAATATTACCTTTATCGTTTTTGACATAAACATAGAATTTTTTCTTACCGTCATTCGAACGAGTGGGATCATTTAGTTTTACTTTACGACCTTGATACTCTGCTTCAGTTATTTCTAAATCTTCATATAGATTACATTCTTCACAGATTGCGTCTATTTTTTGTTCTCTATATTTTCTAAAATTTTCCACTCCATCCATACCTTTCTAATCTATTGCGTCCTAATATTTATAGCATTACTTTTATTTTTATCCTTTAAGTGGTTTTGTTGGCGGTGTAAAGTTTGAGGTGTATCTTGCTAAACTCTTAGTGACTCTTAGGTCTTGAATATAGCCTGTCATATAACCTATATAGTTGGTCATTAAAAATCCACCAATTATAGTTGATCTAGCTGGAGTATCTTTTGTTATCGTTACAGGCGTCCCAGAAATTCCATTTACAAATACACGAACACTACCTGAAGATCTTGATACTGCAAGATGATTCCAAGTATTAATCGCTACTGCTGCTCCGTATGCAAATGCTTGACCATTAGCATCTCGTAATTGTACAGTCGTATTTGTACCATCTGTCTTAAAAGAAATATAATTGTTATCAGTGCCCCCATCTTGATTAGATAATATCATTACGTTATCCGCAGTTTTGTAAACCCATGCTTCTATAGTAAAATCATGCGTTCCTCTGAACCTTAGTAGACTAGTATCATCTATTCTTATATAATCACCACTTCCATCAAAATACATGGATTTTGTGTCAGCAAACTTAACTTGTGTTGTCGAACCAGTGGCATTTCCAAAAAGCTGCATATTATTACCCTGAGCTTTATTTATGATGGATGCATCTGTTCCTTTTATATGCAATGTTGTTCCTGCAGGAGTAGTAAGAGGAGAAAATGTTGGAGTAAATGCGCTTGTATAAAGAGCTGTATCAGAAATTCTTATATCTGACATATGCCCAGTGTAATAATTCCCTGGCGTTCCGCCGTTAGCTGCATCAAATTCCGTTCCAATCCCAAGCACACAATCTGCTAAAGGTGTTGATGGGGCTGTTATGCTGGCGTATTCATCGCCATTTATGAATGCTTTTAATGTGGTTCCATCGCTAACTAATGCAACATGACTCCAGACATTATACGTTATTGGTGAACTAAGTGTTGTTACAGTATCTGAACCTCCGCCGTGATTGGTCACTATCTGGTGTGTGTTGAATAATAAATTATTTGTACCAGAACTTGATGTATTGATTCCAAATAAATAATGACTTGATAAACTTGCAGGTGATGGATATACATAAGCTTCAATTGTAAAAGGAGATGTGCTTGAAGTAAATGAACTTAATGCAGCATCAGCTCTTAGATAATCTCCAGACCCATCAAAATAAATAGACCCGCCGTGATCTACCGCTGAGTATTCTAAATTGTCATGTCGGCTGAAAGCTTTTACTCCTGTAGAGCCAGTGTTAGCAGTTACTCTCCCATTACCCGTAATATCATCAAAATAATGGTAGCTGGAGTTACTATTAAATGGAGCTAAAAATATAGTATTATTAATAGCTGTTAAAGGTTCTGTTGGCAGCGAATTGGAAAAGTCAGATGTGTATACTGCATCTTTTACAATCCTAACATCTGAAATAAAACCATACCAAGGCTCATTATACAACGAAAAATTACCTATCGTTAAGTCAGCAGCAGTACTGTTAAAATTGGCCGTCTCTTGAAAGGACAATATTTCAGTACCATTTAAATATAGTTTAGTTTCATCTACTCCAGTTCCAGAGCGAACCAGAGCAATATGATTCCACTGATTAATAGGAAATGTAGCTGTTGAAGTTTGTGAGTTGTTTCCATTAAAATAAAAATATTGAATAGTACCACCCGATACTACACGGATTTGTGGTCCACCATTACTAACACGTCTTTGTGAAAAGATAACAGAATTTCCATTAAATGCTTCGACTGTTGCATATGCCCAAGCTTCCATTGTAAAATTACTAGTACCAAGACTATAATCCCCTCCTGTATAAGGTTGGTATCTTAATTCCTGACTACCATTAAAATAAGCGCTATACCCACCATGTCTGTATGGACTAAACGTACCAGCATGAACATTACCATATGATGTTATAGTATGATTATTGGTTGATTCATCTGTTATATTATTGTTACTACCTGATGTATTAACTGCTGTTGCTAATAAAACTGTATATTTACTGTTTTGTACAATAGAAATAAAACTGAGTGTAAAACTTGATACATGTGGTAAAATATTAACACCATCAGATGCTCTAAAGGTAATACTGCCTGTTAGTTCAACTCCTTCTCCTACTTGCGCAACTGTCTTAGGTGTGATAGTAAAGACGCTTGAGTCTTGACTGATGGTTGCCATACTGTCCATTGATCCGCTAGTTACATAAGAATACGATATTGGAATATCTTCTGGATCTGAAGCAGCTAGTGTAATAATAGTAGCATCTTGAGGACTATCTGCATCCAGCACATAAGAACCAGAAGGTTGTCCGTCTGAATCCCATGTTGGAGTAGTGTTAATAAGTGCGATGTTATACCAGCCGGATCCATTCCATATATAAAGTCGATTTGTAGCTTCTACAAACTGGATATCACCAGCGTTGTTTCCTGTATTTGGTAAATCGGCTACATTTGCTACACCTAGATCTGTAGATGTTTCAATTTGAGTAATTATTGCTTCTGGAACTGCATTGGTATTTGTCACAATGTCATTCATAACAGGGTTACTAACCATTGCTTCTGCTAATTTAAATGCTTTACTTGGCATTAATAATCTCCAGAATTACTTTTACTATTCATTATCTTTTTTTGCACTTAAATATGCTGCTATAGCCATATCTCTGCGCTCTTTTGCGGTTTTACCTTTAAACTGTGGTGCATCAGACTGTTTAAAATCATCTATCCAAGCACCCATACCATCAGCTACAGAAAGTTTTTCATTTGCTCTACGGCTGATACTAGATAAAGATTTTTGTGTTGATGTCATAGTTTTTGGTTTAGTATTTCTTGACATATGAGCTGCAAATTTTTTAGAATCAATCTTTGGTGCCTTTTCGGACACTTCTTCAGTTTTTAATAAATCTTTTGGATCTTTCCCTTTACTTTTAGCATCAATATAAGATTTTGCAAGACCAAGTGAAGGTACTGTTCCAAGAGTTTTAACTTGACCTTTATTTAAATGTCTAATAACATATTGACCAGCTCCAGGTTTACTTAGAACAACATATTGTCCTCCAGCCGGATGCGGCTTTTTATGAACAATTTTCATACCAACAGTTTTTGGTTCAAACTTTTCATCAAGTTCTACTTCTTCTTTTTTCATACGCTTCTTCCACATGTAGTCTTTTACGACTTTGCGGATTTCGTCTGTATTAGTTGTGCGCTTGTTAGCAAACATAGTCATAATAACGTCCATAGACTTGCCATCGTCAACTGCTTTTTGAATTGCTTTAGCGTTTACTTTTTCGTCAAGTTCAACTTTTTCTTTAACTGCCCATTTACCAGCAGATTTTCCGGTTCCTTTAATAACTTTACCAGAAACTTCTTTTGCTTTTTTACGTGCATCAGCTTCGTTATTATATAGATGTAAGTCACCTTTTTTTTCATCAAACGGTTCTTTCATACCTTCATTTAAGTGTTTATCCATGACTGATAAAATCTTTTCACGCGGTTCTGTATCCAACTCATCAACAAACTTATCAAGCTGTTTCTTTTGGTTTCTTTTCATCATCATAGCTGCTTTAATAAAATCATTTTTATCAATTCCGCCAGACTTACGTGCATAAGTTTCTAACTCTTTTGCTGCTGATGCCATATTACCTTCATCTAAAGATTCTGTACGAATTGCTTTGCCTACAGTTTTTTCAAATTCAGTTGCAGCTGCATGGACTTTTGCTGGATCATTATCTGGGTGAGCAAACATATAATGACCACTCATATCATTGTGATAATGTTTCTTACCTGATGCCTTAACGCCATGTTTTTGCATAATATCTTTCAGATGTTTACCGATTGCCTTATGAGGTTTGTTTTCACGTTGGTCATAAACAGGACTAGCTTTTTTAATGACTTTGTCAATCCGAGCTGGTATCTTTATCTTAATATCATGTACATTTTTACCAAAACGTCCTGCGGCCATTCTTTCTTCCGAAAACATTTCTTGTTTTACTGATTCATTTGGATTTTCATTACCGGGTTCTTCATCTGTGTCTTTTGCTATCATATAATCACGAACGGTATCTAGGTAATCCATCGCTTTAGTGATTTTGTTCTGGCACCATTCTGGAAGATTTTCATCATCTTCAAGCATGTCATGGAGTTCTTCAGCAGCATCTGCAATAGTAATAAGCTGAGTCTTTGCCATATCACCTTCGTAATCATATTCTCCTGCATCTACATCTTCAAACATATAGAGATCATAAAGATATTCGGTATTTTCTTTCATAAGACCATTTATTTGATCTGCACTATAATTATGTTTAATCATTAAATTATTAATTGCAGACATTGAAAGAAAAGGTATATCTTTAGTAGCTAATTGTTCTAATTCATCTTTACCGAATTTTCCAACCATTGCAGAAAGTTTAATAGCATCAGAAGGTTGAATTCTCTTGCCTTTCATGCCAGACCAGTGTTTAGCTAATCTATCTAATTGATTTGTAGCCAATTTTTCTTCTATGGTTTTCATTTTGAACCTCTTACTTTTGCAGCCAGATCTTTATCTGCTTTACCCCATGTTCCTGATGATTTAGTTACAAAGGAATTAACTCTTGCAAATCCCCACTGTTCTGGTGTAGTACCAGGTCTATGTCCAGTTTTCCAAGCAGCAACACCACGATTATAAACTTGTCTTAATATACCAAGAGGCATACCAGATTTTTCTGCTTTTTTCTTAAGCCCTGCTGTTGCATCTTCTTTTATATAATGTTTAAATTTAATCATTTTGTTGCCCTATTTTTTGCCCTAGCTTTAGCTAATCTAGCACGATCTAACATTCTATCGTGTTTTAGTGCATCTACTTCTTTTTCTTTATCAATTTTTGCTTGTGCTATTTTTATAGCATCTTCACCATACATTTGTCTAAATTTTAAGGTATGTGTGCTTGTTTTTGTTTTTGCTGTAGCATCTCCAGGAGCTGGTTTATAAGCACTTCTATCATCGTCTGCTTTCTTACCATGTTTAGCAAAATGTCTTGCTCTAGCAAGTTTAGTGGATTTTGATTTAATACCAGCATAATACCCTTTTGGTTGAACACCTTTTTTATGTCCTATATCAGGATCTTCAGCTTCTGATTTTATTTTAGACTTTTCACCAGGAGTTATTTCTTTGGCTTTACGTGCAGATTCTGGAGTCCCCCAATCGGGCTTATCTTTATACATTGAAGAAGATGATTCTGATAAAATCTTATATGGGCCTTGTAATGGATCTGCTCCAAAATCAGCTTCTAAATGTGCAGGTGGTATATCATTTGGATCTACTTTAGATACATCATCTAACCAACATCTCCATGTTTCACCCTTTGATTCTACTATTAAATAATTTGTACCTAAATATTTTATATTGCCGATAATGCCGTTTTTAGTTATTACAACTTGTTCACCTTTTTTAAAAATATTATCTCTAAGATAAGATTCTCTAATATCGGATACAGGTTCAAGTTTAATATGATTTCTAAACTGTTTTTGTTCTTTTAAACCCATACCTTTTCTAATATCATTAAAAAGTTTTTTAGCATCACTATTTGACATTTTATCTGGTAAACCTTGAGCAAAAGAAGTAAAATTATTATTTAAAGCATATTCTCTTTGTTTAGTGCCAGAAGCACCTTCTGCACCTTTAGCATCAGGATCTCTTTGTCCGGCAGAAACTATTTTAATACCATTAGCAAAATTATAGAAACCATGGTTCCCCTTTTTGCCATTATACTTATTTAATCTTATATTATATTCATCTAATCTATCTGAACCAGCAACCATAACAACTTTTCTATAACCACGATCATATAAATCGGTTAAAGCATCAAATGGTGTCTTTACTTTTTTATTAACTAAAACTTGTCTTGCATGTTTCGGAAACATTTTACGAATATATTTTATTTTATTGGTATATTCTAATGGATTATCTTTTTTATCATTAGACTGGGAAAGATAAAGAAAATAAGGATTTTTACCAGCAACGGCAGATAATTTATCCATTAGCTTACCGTGTCCTATAGTAGGCGGATTCATTCTACCAAAGGCAAAATAAGCAACCTTTTCTTCTTCAACTAAAAATTGAGAAAAAGAATTAATCATTTAGCACCGCCTCTTTTTCTTTCCATTTCAGCTTTACGAATAAGAGGAAACATTTTCTTGGCTAAACGATCAATTCGTGTTTTCATTGCTGGTTTATCAAGTCTTTTTTCAATTTCTTGCTTTCTTGCAACAGTTAGTTCTCCACGAGGAACATCTTTTGTTATCTTGAGTAATATTTTATTACGAGCAGCCCTTCTTGCTCTTTTCAATAGCACTTCTTTACTTGCTACACGACGAGCCGCTCTCTTTCTACCAAGAGCAATCTTAGCGCGGTTTCTTTTAAAATCACGCGCTTTCTTTAATCTTTGAGCCATAGACAGAGCTTCAGTCTCAAGACCGTCGTTTAAACCACGATCAAGCCCCGTTCTTCTTTTTCTATGTCTTTTATATTTAATTTCATCTGGTTCGCCTGGAGCATAATCTACAGTAATTAAATCTTTAAATTTTAACATCAGTTTCTTCCTGGTTTATCCCATCCTTTTAAAATATTTGGCGAAAAGTTGTTGTATGAAAATTCCATCCTATCAACAATCTTTACAGCGTCACCACCAAGTCTATCAATTGCTACATAACCTTCGTGACCTGTTGTTTTAAATCCTTTTGTAGTTTTTACGAATGTATCAATTTTTTTAATATTATTAAGTATATTTATAAGTTTTAATTTTACTAATACAATTAGTTTCTGTAATTCAAATACCTTTATTAAATTTTGTTTATTAGTAGGAGAGAAAAATTTTAAGATTTCTTCCCTCTTTTTAATTTGCGCATCTTTGCCGCGTTCTGACTTGCGTTTGAAAATTTCTTTTTCGTATTTATCTTTGATCCATCTAATGAGTCCGTCGGCATGTTTTCGAGTGTCTTTAATAATTTCGCCTTTCCTAACAAAGGAGTTGTTGTAGGTTTCAATTGTTTGCGAAAGTTCAGCGTTGGTTTCAATTTCTTTAAGGGTGCTACTAGATATTTGGTTAAAGAGTTTCCCAATTTCCGAAAGACGTTCATTTACTTCCTCCGTATCCTTTTTTGACATTGTTACTTTTGTCATATCTCTTAGCATTGCATCTTGAGACCAGACAGACTTTGACTTTTTAAACTTAGTTACATCTACACCATAACTTGCTTTCATCGTTTCAAAAGACGATCCTGTGTATGTTGTGTGCCAGACGATTCCAATTTCTGCTGATCTAATTTCTTTTGCAGAAGGAGTTCCTTCTGGCACTGCATAAATAATTGTATTAGGGTGGAAAGTGACATATTTTTTTCCGTCTATAGTTTGACTTGACAAGTCGCTTTTACTAAATAAGAAATCTCCTTGAATAACTCCGGTGATTCCGAGAGAAGGCAAATATTTGAGTGCATCTTTGAGCTTAGTAGCAAGATCACCAGAAGTATCAGCATCAACGTCAGCTGCAGATTTATAGACCTTAGGATTTTTGTTGAATATACCTTTTTTGGCAACGAAAAATTTATTATCACTCGGATCAATACCAGCAAAAACAGCAGGAGCACCATCCCATTTAACACTTACATTTCCTTCCTTAGTACCAGCAAGCATATCTCTTAAATCTCTAAGAGCAAATATTGCCTCTCTTGTTCCTTTCACACCACCATAAATAACTCTATCTTCAATATGGGTCATGTGTGTGTTTTTATTTTCATTTATATGTGCTTTAAAATTTTGCATGTTTTATACTACCTAGCTTGGATTATCCACTAAAATCATTGTAAAGTCACATGAAATTGTAGCATTTGATGAACCTCTTACACGAACATCTAAATCAGTTTTTTCAGAAAATTTAAGAGGAACTGGAAATTCTAATGTTTGATTTGATTGATTTAAAGACATTGTTGTATTTACTCTAAACGCACCACCGAATGGTCTTTGATAGAAAAACAAATCTACGATTTGATTTTTACTTGCACTTGCGGCAATACTCATTAGATATGCTGTTTTATTTGCGGGAACAGTATAAAAGCATTGAAGTGTTTGTCCAAATCCTGCTCCAATTTCTGTAACTAGGGTAGTTCCTCTTTTAACTTGAATTTTACCTACATTTGTTGTTTCATTCATAAAGGCACGATTCACTCTTGTAAAATTAACAGATCCAGTAGCTGTGGGGGATGTGCCTGTCAGAGTAAACGTTTCTTCTACAGGGTTATAATCTGAGTCTAATCCTTGAACGGTAACGTCCGTTGTGTCTCCTGCGTCAGTTGAAACTACTGTAACAGCACCATTAGTGTATGACCAATCATATAAAAATGTTGTAGTTGTATCTGCCGCTGTCCATACGGTGGACATGTCAGCTGACGCAGTTCCAAACACCCCACCAAATTTATGAACACCAGAATATCCTTCTAAATTTCCAGCTGCAACATATATGTTGCTTGCTGCACCAAAGGTGTTAATAATGTTACCGTATTGATCAGCTAGCATCATTATTTCATGAATATCTGTATTATTAATTCCAAAATGTCTTTGTCTACTTACGCTAAATTGACTCATTTCATCAGTCCTCTTATTGTGTCTAAAGCTTTCTTACCATCTGGATGTTTTGGATTTATACTTACTTCATTGCCATTCATAAAATCAGAAATATTTGCTGATTTACCTAGTGCAGTGATCGCTTTATGTAAAGGATCTTTTGGATCGTACCTTGTTTCAAACCCAGGCTTACCTCTCAGTTCAACCCATTTACTGTCACCCTTGTTCCACATCTTTAGAACGTCCATGTTTCTACCGCGGATTAACTTGAGCTTTACACCTTCTGATATGAAACTTTTAAATTGTAACATAAAAATTCCTAATTATATTTTACCTACTATTTATATAAAAAAAGGGGGTAGATTTTACCCCCACAGTTTATAACAAAGGAAATTTAACTTATTA